GGCTCGATCCGGTCGATCATGCCGACCGAGAGTGCCTGCTCGGCGCCGAACACGCGCCCCTCGCCGAAATCCTTGCGCACCGCCTCGGGTGCGACACCGCGGCCCTTCGCGACGCCGCGGACGAACGCACCGTAGTACTCATCGACGCGTTGCTGCATGAACGCGCGCGCATCCTCGCCCAGCGGTTCGGTCTGGTTACCCTCCACCTTGTGCTTGCCGGCGTGGATGTACGTGACCTTGATGCCTTCGGCCGCCAGGGCCTCGGAATAGTCGACGTGCATGCCGACGACGCCGATCGAGCCGACATCCCCGGACGGCGTCATGGCGATCTCGCTCGCGGCCGAGGCCAGCCAGTACGCGGCGGATGCGGCCAGCGGATCCACGGCGGCGATGATCTTCTTGCTGTCGCGGGCCGCCCGAATTTCCTCGGATGCTTCCTGGACGCCATAGACCGAGCCACCGGGCGAATCGATCTGCAGCACGATCGTCCGCACGCCCGGGTCTGCCAGCGCCGCGCGGAAGCGCGCCATGAACGCCTCGAGCGATGTGCCGCCGCTCATCTCGTCGATCATGCCGAGGCGCTGCGAGATCACGCCGAAGAGTGGCAGCACCGCCGCGGCACCCTCGACGCGATAGGACGGGCCTGCAGCTGCCTGGTACTGCACCGGCGGACCACCGGCCAGCCGGTAATGCAGGAACGCCTCGAACTGCTGCAGCTTCGCGGGCATCACGGCGAGCGGATGCTCGTTGACCAGTCGGACCAGGTATTGACCCTTCATCGCATCACCTCGGCAATTTCTTCGTGGCCGTGGGACTCCCACTGCGCCAGCAGATCCAGCAGTGCGGCGGGGCCCTCGACCGCATCAACCTGTGCCCGCCGACCCTCGCAGTACTCGCGCGCGGTCGCGGCATCGATGCCTGCATGCTGGCGGACATAGGACTCGTGCGCGCGATAGAAACGGTTCAGCCAATCTGCGTCCGCTTTGCGCTCGATCGCGCGGCGCACGGCGGCAATCTCCTTGCGATTGATCCGGCGCGCGGCAGCGTCGTCCTCGGCGTCGTCGCCCTCGGGGGCGGGCTTCGCCGGCGGCTTCGCGGGCGGCGTTTCACGTGGATCACCAGCCCGCGCCATGTTGAGCGGCTCGAGCGGCTCGTCGAGGCCGTCAAGCGGGTTGAGGTTCTCCTTCTCGCGAACCTCATTGCGCGTCATCCAGCCGTCCTGGATCGCGCCCTTGTAGAACGCCGAGCGCGCCGTCGCGTCACCGCGCAGGATCGCGTCGACGAGGAACTCGGCGAAGTACTCGTCGTCGACGGTGTCGTCGTCGAAGAAGTCACGCTGCAGCGCCTGCTCCCACCGCGTGCACCACGGCCGCACCGTGTGCGTCACGAACGAAATCATGAACTGCTCGACGCCGGAGCCCCAGCTGGTGCTCTTCGTCGTCTCGCCGATCAGCACCAGCGGCACGCGGAAGATGCGCGCGAGCTCCTCGACCTGGAACCGCCGCGATTCGAGGAACTGCGCGTCGGCATTCGACAGCCCGATCTGCTCGAAGGCCATGCCGTCCTCGAGCACCGCAGTCTTGCCGCGGTTCTGACCGGACTGCGCCTCCTGCCACGCCCTCTGAAATGCCTTGCGCTTCTCCACGTCCGCGAAATGTGCGGGATGCTTGAGGATCCCACCCGGCGTCGCGTCGTTCTCGAAGAACCGCTCGCCGTACTCATCCGCTGCGAGCCCCATCGCGATCGCGCGCGCCTGGTAGGCGATCGGCGACAAACCGACCTTGCCGTCGAGGCTCATGCCCCGCAGGTGGAAGATGTCGTCCTCGAGGTAGCGGTACTGCTGGCCGGTCTTCTGGTCCGTGTACAGATAGCCGAGCCGGCCGTTGTCGAGCTCGTCGACCTGCACGCGATCTGGGCACAGCGGCACCATCCCGGTCAGCACGTGCCCGCGATACACCTTCTCGGCGTAACCGTTGCCCCGCAGCGCCGCGTGCGCCGTCATCATTTCGAGGAATTCCATCGAGGTCTGCCGCGCGTTCGGCGCCGAGCGCAGCAGCCGGTACATCGGATGCTCCGGCGCGCGCTTCTTCCCTCGCGCCAGGCGCTGGTACGTGATGAGCGGCAGCGACCCGAGCGTCTCGGCGATGACCCGGACGCACGCGAAAACCGCGGCGCTCTGCAGCGCCCGCTCGCACGTCACATACCGGCCGGCGCCGAATCCCAGCGGCCGGAACCAGAAGTCGTCATCCGGCGCGCGACCCGACGCGGCGAAGATCGAGCTGAAGAACACGGCCTAGCGCCTCACCAGCCCGGCGAGCACGAGACCCAGCAGGATCGCGCCGATCACCATGGCGCCCACGGGCCAGCCCCACTGCGCGGACGCGCCGGCGCCCACCAGGGCGATCCCGACGCCTCCGGTCGCATCGCGCACAATTGATGCTCGCTGCTGAATGGGATCGCGGGTCATACGAGCATCAACTCCTGAGTGTCGTAGATGGTGCCGGTTTGCACGTTGGCCATGGCCCTGTTCATCGCCGTGCACAGCGCGACGAAGCCGTCGATCTTCTTTTCCTCGCGCTCCTTGCGCGGGTAGACGTTGTCTTTCGCGTCGACCTTGGCGACCACGTTCGACATCATCCACGTCATCACCGGATCACCGTCGTGCAACAGCTTGCGCGCGCGGATCAGCGCGTCGATCTGCTTCATCGGCTCCGAAAGCGCCAGCACTGTCGGCTTGACCTCGACGCAGGGCAGGCCGGCGGCCATGAGCTCGGTGACGAGCATCGTGGCCTGAAACGGGTCGTAGGCCAGCGCCTCGACCTGGTATGTCTTCGCGAGGTCCTCAACATCGTCGAGGATGCGCGCGAAGTCGATGATGTTGCCCTCGGTGACCGTTAGCAGCCCGGCGCGCGCCCAGCCACGGTAGTGATCGTTGTGCGGTTCCTGCACCGTTTCATCGGGCAGGTAGTACCGCCCGAACCGCGCATACCGGCCATCATCGAGAGGAAACAGCAGCTCGAGGGCTGCTATATCGACCTTCGACGCCAGGTCCATGCCGATGTAGCACTTCCGCCCCTTCATCGCGTCGAGCGACACGGCGCCGCGACACTCCGCCCATCGCTGCATGTTGATGTAGGCGTCGCGCGCGTTCGCCCACAAATTCAGGTGCTTCGTCCTGAAGACGCCCTGCTTCCGGGGGTTGCCGATCGCATCGCGCAGCTGCTGCTGCAGGAACTCGATCGACACCGAGACGCCGGCGTTCGGGTTCGCCTTTCGCAGTGCGATCTCGCTCGTCCAGTCGTCGTCCGGATCTGCGGCGAAGATGATCCCGAAGTGCGTGTCGTCCTCGATGGTCCCCTCGAGAATCTTCTGCACCGTCAGCCAATCGTCGTAACACGGGCCCGAGACGTCGTAGCCGGCGGTGGAAATCACGAGCTGCAGCGGCTGCTCGCGCGCGCCCATGCCGGTCAGCATGGTGTCGTAGAGGTCCGACGTCTGGTGCTCGTGGTACTCGTCGACGATCGCGCAGTGCGGGCTCGCGCCGTCGCCCGGCTTCCCGATCAGCGGCTCGAACTTCGACGCATCCTGCAGCCGTACCAGATTCTGCGCGTTGACCGTCACGCCGAGGCCTTCGGGCAGCTGCGGCTCGGCGAGCGCCATCTGGCGCGCCGGCCCGAACACCTCCCATGCCTGCTTCTCGGTCGTCGCGCCGGAGTACACCTCGGCGCCTGGCTCGTCGTCCTTCCCGAACATCCACCAGCCGACGCCGGCGCCCAGCACGGACTTGCCGTTCTTGCGCGGCAGATACCAGCTCGCCTTCCGGAATCGCCGCTTCGTGGTGCCTTTCCGCACCCAGCCGAACACGCTGGCGATACAGAACGCCTGCCATGGCTCCAGCTTCAACCGGTGGGCGTCGGGTTTCTTCGGGTCCCGCTTCGCCCAGCGCCCTTTGACGTGCGGCAGCAGCTCGAGGAACCGGCACACGCGCTCGGCCCGGTCGGGCTCGAACTTGTACCGGAACGCCCGCGTGCGTTCACGCCTGCGGTCCTCGACGTGCCGCCGGCACGCCAGCACGACCCATTTCCCGGCAACCACCCGGCCGGCCGCGACGTCGCGCGCGTACCGCTCGGCCGCGGCGACGTGGAAGTGCGCGCTGCTCACACGTTGGCGAACTGGTTACCGGTCTCGGATGCAGGCTTCGCCGGCGGGATCTTCGTGCGCGACTGCAGCGTGTAGCCGAACTGCACCGCCCAGGAGCGGAACGCCGCGTCGAGCTTCAGGAAGTCCGGCGACGTCGGATGCAACCCCTCGAGCGCGGCGAGAATCCGCGCCATCTGCGCGAGGCCGAGCTCGTCGATGTTGTAGAGCGCCGCCACCGGCAGCCGCTCCATCAGGCGGCGCCAGGCGGCGATCTCCGGCCC